AGTTTATGTTTCGTCGGTCAATTGAAACACACTGTGTAGAGGAATTCCTACAGCTTTCTAGAAAACGCGGCGAGTTTTGTGGAAAACGCAATCGTGATGACGCCTCGGAAATAGAAATCGAAAACACCAAGGTCGCCATTGCAAGCGGTGAATATGATTTGCGTTATATCACAATGAGCGGGCGCATCCAAGTGGATATGTATTCGTATTTCCGGCGTAATTTCAATTTGTCCTCATATAAACTGGATGACGTTGCTTCTCAAAATATCAGTGACGAAATTTTGAAGATTGTTGATATTAATCACCCCATACACGGAGAGTGCGCAGAACTATATACAAAAAATATCACGGGATTACACGCCGGCGATTTCATACATGTTGAAATCAGCACATTCACGTCTGATTACTATATGAACGGCAAGAAATTCACGGTTTTGGATATTGTTCATCAAGGCGACACCAAAGTTTTAATAATCGGCGGTCACCACGAGGCCAATATCGACAAGAAAAAGAAGGTACGATGGGGCATGGCGAAGGACGATGTGAGTCCACAGGATATTTTCCGAATGAGCAAAGGTTCCGATGCCGACCGCGCGGTCGTGGCCAAATACTGTATTCAGGATTGTAATCTCGTCCATCATTTGATGCGCAAAATCGATGTGCTCACCGAGTATATGGAGATGTCGAATTTGTGTTCCGTACCCATCAATTTCCTTGTCTTTCGTGGCCAGGGCATCAAGCTAACCAGTTATGTAGCAAAGAAATGCATGGAAAAAGGCTACTTAATGCCTGACCTGGAAAAAGTGGGTTCGGACGGCGGTTATGAAGGCGCTATTGTGCTGCCGCCCAAGACCAAGATATATACGGATGAGCCCGTCGCCTGCGTTGATTATTCGTCGTTGTATCCGGCGTCGATGATTAGTCAGAACTACTGTCATAGTAGTAAGGTATGGGCAAAAGAATACGATTTGGAAGGCAAACTGATAAAGGAGGAGGGTGAGAAAGACAAGGCTGGAAACTACATATATTATGGTCTTTCACAATATGAATATGTAGAGGTTGAATTCGATACGTTTGAATGGCGCCGTAACCCGGCGCGACCGGCCGCAAAAGCCGTCAAGACAAAGGTTGGAAAACGCATTGTTTGCTGGGCGCAATTACCAAACAACGAAAAATCGGTTATGCCGTCGATTCTGATGGAATTGCTCAAGGCGCGCGAGGATACCAAGAAGAAGGGAAAGAAGGTTAAAGATTCCGACCCTTTTATGGCGAATATATTGGACAAGCGACAGCTCGCATACAAGGTTACGGCAAATTCGCTCTATGGACAATGCGGTGCGCGCACATCCACGTTTTACGATAAAGATGTCGCGGCATCCACCACTGCAAGCGGTCGTATGATGATTACATATGCCCGGCGTATTGTAGAGGAGATTTATTCAAACCGTATCTGCGATACGAAGAACCATGGTCAAGTGATGACGAATGCCGAATATGTGTATGGTGATACAGACTCAGTGTTCTTCATATTCAATTTGACGAATAAGGATACAGGTGAAAAAATCGTGGGGAAACCCGCGCTGGAAATAACCATCGAACTTGCCCAAGAGGCGGCTAATTATGCGACTATGTATTTGAAACCACCAATGAATCTTGCGTATGAGAAGACGCTGATGCCGTTTGCCCTGCTTTCGAAGAAACGTTATGTGGGAATTTTATATGAAGAAGACGCCAACAAGGGGAAACTCAAGTATATGGGCCTTTCGCTTAAACGCCGCGATTCTTGTGACTATTTGAAGGACACCTATGGGCAAATCATCAATATTATTATGAAGGGCGGGAGCGTGATCGACGCAATCCAATATCTAGACAAGAGTCTTACCGAACTAATTGCCGGCACAGTGTCGATGGACAAGCTAGCGATAACCAAGTCGCTACGAAGCTATTATAAGAATCCCCAGCAAATTGCACATCGCGTCTTGGCGGATCGTATTGGACAGCGAGACCCTGGAAATATGCCGAAAGCGGGCGACCGAATGAAATTCCTTCATGTTGCGACGAATAATAAAAAGGCGCTCCAGGGAGAGAAAATAGAGACACCCGAGTTTATAGTAGAAAATCGTTTAAAAATAGACTATAACTTTTATATTACAAATCAGTTGATGAAACCGCTGTGTCAGTTCATGGGCTTGGCGTTGGAGCAAATCTGGACGGCAAACGGCAAACACCAATACATAGTTAAATACAAAAAAGACCTGGCGGCTTTACAGAAAGAGCACCCCGATTTTGAGACGTTTATCAAAAAGAAGGAAAAATATTGTACGGATTTGGTCAAGACAATATTGTTCGACAAACATTTGGTTCAAATAAATAATGACGCGCGAGGACTACAGCCAATTACTGGGTTCTTTAATCGTCTGACGAAATAACAAGATAAGTAACCAAGAGTGTTGCGATACCGTGCATAGCCAAGTGAAACCAAACATATTCATTGTTTTTTACTTTTAATGCTTTTGAGATGAAATAGAGGGCTACTGCCGCAATCAAAAATAAAAATAAATGACTCTCATTTGTTTGGTAAATATAGAGACTGAGTGCTATAATTGTAATTATGACGGCTGCACGGTCACACCAGACTGCTAAATTGTTGGAAACGCCGTGATTCCAAATGGAGGTAATTATTACCGTGGCCAACAGGGCAATCAAATATTTTGGGAGACGTGTTTTATAAAACGCATACATCAGAACAAACGCAATCACAAATCCGTGAAAACACGAAGATTGGAATAAAATTGAATCGGCCATTTGTATAAAATTGAACACTATTTTATAATTTTATGGAAATTAAAAAACTAAAACCCATACACTTCAAACTATTTATGTAAAATGAACGCCTTTGTAATCACTGTTGGAGGCACCACGTTTAACTTCAAGGTTGCGCCTGGAACCTCAATCAGTATTCAGATGAACGGCGACGATGCAAGCATCAATGCACAAGTCGCAAACAACGAAAAAGTCATAGACGACGAAAAAGTCATAGACGACGAAAATGACGATAATATAAGCACAATTTCCAACATCACCGACGTTTTAAGCGCCGATTCCGAGATTGAAATCTTGGACTCCATTCGAAATATCACTATGCGAACTAAAAATGTGGATCCCATGCGAAACGTCACTATGCGAACTAAAAATGTGGACAACGAGTTTTGTCGACCTGTTAAACACCGCTACGAAAAAGACGACGAAGGCAACTATTTGTGCCCATATTGTGACTCCAAAAAGAAGAAGGTAAACACGCTTTCTGAGCATGTTCGCACCAACCATTCGACCGCATACGGCCGCAACGAGGAAACCCACACATGTGAAGAATGTGATAAAGGTTTCCCCACCAAAACCCGCCTAGAACACCATACCAAAACATTCCACGCCATCAGTTATGAAAAATGCCCGCACCCCGAATGTAATTATAACACCGCCAAAAACGCATCCACCCTCATTCAGCACTACGTGAAGCATCACATGGACTACAAGTCGATGTTTAAACAGTCAGACAGCGTATGTGTTTGCAATGACTGCGGCGCCTCTAGCAAAACAGGCATAATGTATCATTTGGGCGTTTGTAATAAATCATCCCCCTTTTATAAAAACAAATAAACACAATAAAATACAATATACTATTTATAATTTACTAACCATTTAATTTAATTTAACCTTAATTTTTAACCACATATTTTTCCTACAAATTCACTTACCTTAACTGTGGATGGTTTTGCGCTATAAATATGATACGCTGAAAAATAGCATATTCCTATTATTGTGATTTGTTTTATTACACGCATAAATATAATATCGGATATTTTTATATTTATTCATATAAATGTACTATTGCGTTTTGCCGGCACAATGGGCATGTATTATGGTTTTGAAACCAGGTTATTAACGCCGCTGATTTGAATACATGTCCACATCGGGTAATTTTGATAACTGGCGTTCCGGTGGTTAAAGGTTCCATTGTAATTGAACATAATTCGGGCTCTTCTAGAGCAGGAATGGGTTCTACATAAATATATTGTGTTGTATTCAATGAAATGTCGTTTTCGGATAAACCTCTATTTTCAGGTTCGGAAAAAAGATTTGAACCAGATAAATCCAAATTTAATAGCGCCGCAAGATAATAATATGCGTGTTCATTGTTTATTGGTATATGTGCTGTCGTCACAAGGTTCCGCTGATGCTCAAGGCTTTGATCCCAAGTCGTGCCTTGAGTTGTACCTTCGGTACTTTGCGTCGTACCTTGAGTTGTGCCTTGAGCCATGCTTTGTGTCGTGCTTTGAGCGTCAGCGGAACCCAGGGCGTCAGCGGAACCCTGGGAACCCGTGCGTCTTGTATCCAAAGCAACAATCTCTTGCAAAATCGGAAAAATACATCTTATATTTCGATTGTAGTCTTCTATATTTCGGTTATAGTCCTCTATATTTCGATTGTAACTAGCAATAGCTCCAAAACTGTGTTGTATATTTGTAGTTGTTTGCGGCGTTCGCGTGATGGACTGTAAAAGTGTAGTCAATAAATTGGTTAGATTGCTCATAAATAGAGATTATATTATCAATATAAAGATTACTCTTTATCTCTGTATACAAAAAACAACAAATAATGAATATACCGGAAAACAACTACTTAACAAATGGCTACACGGGCCTTTGTAATTTGGGTAATACGTGTTTTTTAAATTCATGTATTCAAGCGCTTTCCCACACATACGAACTCCACAAGGTTTTGAACAAGCCTCTAATCCAAAAACAAATGGCGGTATTAAATACCGATGAAATGACTATCTTTCGCGAATGGAAAGAATTAATCGAGGTGATGTGGTCAGGCAATGGAAAATTGCGCCCAATGAAATTCGTGAAAGCGGTCCACGATATTGCCGGTAAGAAGGGGGTCGAAATATTCACAGGATTTGCGCAAAATGACGTGACCGAATTTCTCCGATTCATCGTAAATTGTTTCCATACAGCGATGGCCCGCCCTGTCCAGGTCAATATCACGGGAACCGCCAAAACAAAGCATGACGAGCTTGCAGTAAAGTGTTATAATTTGTTGAATTCCGTCTTTTTGAAAGAGTATTCAGATATTTTTGAATTATTCTATGGGATTTCAGTGACGGAAATTAGAGACGCAGGCAACCAGGTTCAATCTCTCAGGCCGGAACAGTATTTTATTCTTGATTTACCTATTCCCAAAACACAGGCCTCTACGATATCCATTTATGATTGCTTTGATTTATTTACGACGAGCGAATCCATGAGTGGAGAAAACGCGTGGTTTAACGATAACACCGGCAAAAAAGAAGACGTGTCCAAGAAAATCCTTTTTTGGAATTTCCCAAAAATACTGATAGTTGCTCTTAAACGATTTGAGTATGTAGGAAACAAATGTTTTCGAATCAATTCGCAAATAGAGACGCCTTTAACAAATCTGAATTTATCAAAATATGTGGAAGGATATATGCCGAACAAGTATGTGTATGACCTATATGGTGTGTGTAATCATATTGGCGGGCCAATGGGTGGGCATTATACGGCGTATGTGAAAAACGTCGCGGGAAAATGGTTAAACTGCAATGATGAATCGGTTTCTATCATCGAAAATCATTCAGAAATAATAACCCCAATGGCGTACTGTTTGTTTTACAGAATGAAAGAATAAAATATTGATATAATATAATATATTATGACGGCAACAGATGCATCAAATAATAATACACCTCCTGCAACAGATGCATCAAATAACAATGTACAGGTAACAGATGCATCAAATAACAATGTACCTGCAACAGATGCATCAAATAACAATGTACCTGCAATAAGCGAAAATCATTTCGACAAAAATACACTACTCTTGACGCTTGGATTTTTAGCCGTATATTTCATAATACACATATTTCTTGGATTTTTCTATAATAAGGATGACCCAAATCATCACTCATTAAAGAGTCGGATGGTGGATATTATAGTATTTGGTTTACTGATTGGCGGATGTTTTTTGTATTATTTTTCACTAACTAAACAGGACAAGGACGATTTTTTACCAAACTTGGCGGTTGCAGCCAAAGCATATTTCAATAATGCGTATTCTATTGTTGAGATGGTGTTGTTTATAATTTTATTCTATCTTGGCGTCTATGTTTTAGGTATTCCAATGACACCAGAGGACAAACCATTTTCAATTACATTTTTTGAATCCAAAGCATATATTTGGTTAGGTATTCTATTGATTATCCAATTTTTCAAATATTTTTTTAATATTTCTATTATTGATGTGATTTTTGGCGGATTCAATTTGGCGAATCTGTTTCCAAGCTCTACCGAGACTAAGAATACAGTTGCGAGTCCATTGCAAAAATCGGAGGTTTACAATATTTCCAACAACCTCTATTCTTACAACGACGCACAATCAGTTTGTAGCGCACTTGGTTCTAGACTCGCGACATACGATGAAATCGAGGAATCCTACAATAATGGCGGCGAATGGTCGACGTATGGGTGGAGTGAGGGACAACATGCCTATTTCCCAACACAAAAGAATACTTGGAACAAACTTCAACAAATTAAGGGTCACGAGCACGATTTAGGAAGACCAGGTGTGAATGGTGGATATTTTTCAAATCCGAATGTGCGCTTTGGAGTGAATTGTTATGGCGTGAAACCACCGATGACTGACGCGGAGAAAGCCGCGATGGATTCAAAGAAGAACCGAATTTACCCGAAGACTGCCGAGGATGCCTTGGTGGATACCAAGGTGGAATTTTGGAAGAAAAACAAGGACAAACTCATGGTCGTAAGTGGTTTCAATAATGACGATTGGTCTAGATACTAAAGCATTGCGACTATAAATTTGTTAAGAGCAAAATATAATATAAAAACACGGTATTTATATTATTTATTACAGATGAATCGTGTAGAGCAAATGAAAAAAATCCAAAGCGAGGCATTGGAGCTGTTTACTAAGAAAAACATTGATTATGGAGACGCATTCGCAAAATATGGAGTCATTGGAGTGTTAATGCGAATCGAAGATAAATTACAACGTTCTATGTCTATCACAAAAAACGGCGTGAATCTAATAAGCGATGAGGGGATTCGAGACACACTAATTGATTTACATAATTACGCGGCAATGGCGCTAATGCTGTTAGATGAATAAAACTGTGGGGTTATAGAGCCATCTTCCATTTCTTATCTAGAACACAAGAACATCCACTCGTCTTCAGCGGCGCCACGGCTCTCATCTTGGCGCGACGATTTGCGATATTGCTCGCGCCAACACCTGACCCCGCAACAAATCTATTATCTATGCTCGCCGGTACACCTGTTATCGTTGCAATCGGTAATACTCTTCCCATTTAATATGATATATACTATCATATTATATTGTATTTGCCCGCCGACGCTTTATCATCAATCGTATATTTTGTGTAGAAAGATCCTGTAATTTTTTCATTATATATTGAACCACCGTTATGTTAACAAAGGGGTGCTCGTCATATACGCATATCTCGTTTTTAATCTCATGCTGTTGTTCCGCGATTTGATAATAAATCGTATCAAACCCATATTTCAGTATTGATTCGGCGGCTATTCTGAACGCATTGTCGATCATCTGCCGCGTAAATGTGTTGATTCCTATGTAACAACCTTCCACGCGCGAACACACCGGAATACCAACGCATCGTCTAAACCAATAATTATTAAATTTCCGGATACGCTTGAATCCGCCTTCGTCGTCGCATGAATAACAAAATTCCTCTACATCGCAATAAATAAAAAAGGCGTTCTTGTATTTATCGTCATACATCAGGTCAAAAAGGTCGTCAATTTCGACGCCAATTATACTGATATTCATTACTATACATTAGATTGTCTAAATATATTGGGTTTTAAACTATTTACATTGTCTTTTTGATTGTGTTCAATTCCGTATTTTTCGCACCATAATATGCACTTTTTTATATTTACTTTTCTGTTATATTCACATACGGATTTGTTTTCAATAAAACCAAAAATATTGTGAATCGTTTCGAGTTGTTGTTGGCCGATGATTGCGTTACATTCTTCGATTTTTGTTTTAAAAAACACGGGTATTTGAGAATTTGATAAGAATGATGAAATCGTTTCATTTGTCTGTTTTTTATATATTTTTTCAAGTGCCCTTTCAAATGGTGCCGAATAATCTTTGTAATTGGAAAACAAGAAATTATAACATACTAGGAATCGTTCAGAATTTGATTGTTGTGAAATGGTAGGTTTCAGAATATACGTTTTCTCATACATGGACGACAATATATACACTATATCAGTGGTTGTCTTATGAAAACAGTCTGTTAATTTCATAATTAGACAGCCACCCTTTGCCTGGATACACACGGCGGTTGTGATTTTAAAAAATAACTGTTCATTTTTAATAAATTCCGGAGTCAAACTGTTTCCGTCTTCGCAAAAGACCAGATTGACGGTGTTTTTGTATTTTTCAGATATGCCGTTTAAAAATTCGGGGGTTTCAAATGCATGTGGAATATCAGGATTTAATACCCAATCGACGGAGGTCTCTATTTTTGATGTTGAAATTCCGTAGTATTTATCATTTGGATTTTTACGAAGGTTAGAAATAGGTTCAATTGCGTGGTATGGATTTTCACCCAGCGAAAACATTACAAAATCAGTCGGGACATAATCCTTGAAATTGAAGCGCACACTTTGTGTTAATTCGATAAGTTTAAAATATAGATTGGAAACTGGTTTGTATACGCATATATTGTCGGGTGAATCAATATTTATTATATTTTCATATTCGTTTGTGTTTGCGTCATGTTCTTTCCACATTTCGGCGTATTCTTGTTTTTTGATGTTTATCTCGGATAGATAGCGAAACAATGAAAAAGAAATATATATTGTTGGGTTTTCTACACTCATAACACATTCTATGTTTTTCCATATATTATTTGATAGTTTTGGGAAATGAATAATAGACATCAGCTACTATTCATTTGGTTTTATTTTTATATATATTTTCGTTATTTACTCTTTCGTCTCTGTGAATTTAACGGCTTCCGAACCGAGTTCGGATTCGATGGGTGCATATTTGTCCAATACAACGCGGCGTTTTTTCGTAATTCCTTTTTTGATTTTAATAAAAGGCGCGTTTTGTAGGGCATCTTTGGCGGCTTTTTCCAAGCCCTCGCGACCAGACAAGCCCTCGCGACCAGACAAGCCCTCGTCTTCACGATTAGATAATCCTTTAAGACCATTTAAGCCAATGTCCTTTCTCATTTCTTTGTGCGCTTCTTCTTCCTCCATTTCCAAGATATGACTTATTTTGCTTGTATCTACACTCTTGATTTTCTTGAATATCATAAATCTATTAAGGAATGAAATCTTCTTCTCTTCTTCCGACATTTTGGATGCGTCCTTATACCATTTCGCCGAGACGGGGTTTTGTTTGATTTCATCGGCCATGGTATTGTAAAGCTCGCCAAACATTCCAGTTCCATGCTTGAATCCAACCGATACAGCCTCTTCGTCCGTGATTTGGCCAAATCCATAATTTTCCATAATTCTGCGCAAATAATCATAATTCACAAGATATTCCACGGCCGGCTTGTTGATTGATTCTTGAAACACGTTGATCGCGTATCCCACGCTGTTTTCGTCGTCCGCAAAACTGGTCTGGTCATACATTTTCTGTATTTCCAAGAGTTTGTTTTCGCCTACATGGATTGATATGCCTTCGCCCTTCTTTTTGTCTCGTAGTGCATTGAATATGGTCTGACCGTCGTAGCAGGTGGCGACAAAGTAACCGTTGACTTGTGTACATTCCGACAAATTTCGGATGAAATTGTTGAGTGTGGTCGGGTTTTCAAAGAAGTAGTGGATTGCGAACTGGCATGAACTTATATTGAAACCTTTTGACCCTACTCCATAGCTCTTATACACCGCGCGCGGCATTTTGGTCTGGTCTTTTGCGCCGTGTCCAAACACCGCCTTGGCTATGTCGCGTTCCTTTTCAGTGAAGAATGCGTCGCCGTCACGAATATTAAGACCGCTGTTTCCGGGCAAGAACAAGGCATCAAACAACCGGTTTGTTCGTTTGCGTTCGTTCAAATAACGGGCACACGCTCCATCCCTCTGGTTGTAAATATTATCCTTTGAAACGTCTATTCCCAACACGAATTTGAGATTCGAGTATTTCCACTTGGACATATCACCCGCCTTTCCGACCGCATAATCAATGAGCGTATCGCCGCGGTTGGAAACCCCCCGGATGAGCTTCATTTTCACATACAAATTGTGGAAATCACGCAGTCCACGCGTTAATGATTGCTCGTCGTTTTTGGTTTTGTTGTAATATACGTCGTCGTTCGTGTTGTTTTCCGGAATGTTTGTGCCGGTTTTAATCATATCTTCAGTGACTGGATAGTGGATGGATTTCCACACGTCATTGGCGACATGGTAGGAGTTTCCGTATTTCTTACTGGTGAGCGAACGTAGCGCAAACGTCTTGTCGTGGCGGATTCGGAGAGGTACCCAGCGCCATCCGGGTTCCAAGGTTGTGTCGTAGTAAAACTCAACAATCGTATTGTCTTCAAACACTTCGCCTTCTTCCGTTAGCATATTGTCGCCATAAACCATATTTATGTTAGCGTAGCACGCTTCTAAATCATACGGCTGAGTGGGCTGAAACAGAGCCGGTTTATACGATTCTTCATTATCAATATTTCCAGTGCTTGCAACATTGTCGTCAATCAAATCTTGGAAAGGATTAATATACATGTGCGCCTTCTGATTCAATCCACACAACAAAGCAATCGTCCTGTATTGCTTAATATCCGTCGCGGTGAAACTGACGCCACCTTCAAACAACGTGTGTATCTCGTCTTTTCCGGTTTTGTCCTTCTTGTATTTTACCATGAAATCGATCGTATTTTGCGACGGCGGTTTCCATTTGAACGACAGCGGCCAAGTGATTTTTTCCAATGCGCTGGCGTGTCCAGACATGGTTCCACCCACACCCGTATTTATGGGGGTTAAAATCAAGCCATCAGTCTGATATAAATACACACCATCTGTGATATCTGATAATATGGCCGAGCATGCATCAAATATGGTTGTATCATTGTCGGCCACAAAGAACTTTTTGGTTTTGATTTTGAAATCGGAAACCGTCTTTGAAAATTTCAGTTCAGCAAACACTTTCTGAAGAAGCGGTAAACGGTGTTTCAACATTTGTTCGGGTGGCAATGAGTGGTCGTTGAACATGAAATCCAATTCTCTCACCGACTTGCCTGAGATATAATAAACATCAAATGCTGCAAATGTGTTGATGTATTTTTTGGCGGCATCGTATTTGATATGCTCACCGTCCACGATGGTGCCCCAGAAGGTCTTGTCTTTGGTTTCGCACCCAGTGAATTGGACAAACATATTCGTATCAATCAAGTATACTTTGCCGTTGCGCGAATCAATATACAAGAGCTTGCGCTCGCCGTCTGCCTTGTCGGTCACGCAATAGTTTTCGCGGATGTTTGGCTCGTTTGAATGCTCATCGCTAGCCGAAATGTGGTGAATCTGGAGGGTGACCGACGATGGTCCGATGAAATCTTTGTCCAAAACTTTTCTTGGTTCAAATACTTCATCCTTCTTCTTGTGTAGGACACTCAAATATGAATTTAGCACATCATCTTGCTCGGAATATGGAACCGGGTAATTTGTTCCTTGGATACCACTCAACACATTGCGGATAACCGTTTGGAGTTCTTTGATAACCAGCTCGGCATTAGCAAAATCACTACCTGCACCCACCATCGAATTGTCGATTTCCAACTCAATCTCACAGTGGCTCGGGTTTTTAAACAGTCCCGACTCCTCAATCGTGTATTCAGGAATCATAATCTCGTTCGCAGTTGCCGATTTCTTGATAATACTCAGATCCGCCACAATCGGACATCCGGGTTTCTTGAAATGAACGCGGTTTAAAAGACGAAACGTTTTCTTGCTATTGACCCAGCCGTCGATAATCGGTTTTGCCTCTTGCGAATTCACGCCGTAGTCGGTCTCCATATTGTATGAAACGTTGAAATTGAAATCATTGTTGAATGCACGCTCAATTTGTTGTCCAGATGGTTTGGTGGCGGGTGCCTTTTTGGTGAATTTGATTTTGGAATCATTATTAACGGGCGAATCAATGAGTTTTTTAATATTATTGGAGCGGCAGTATTGTTGAACCAGCTCGGCACCGACAATTTCGGCGCGGATATTGGAGAATTTCACATCGCCGTATTTTGCGTCGGTTTGGGTCTGGACACGCAACATGGTGGTTCCGTCTGGGTTCTCGCACTCGAATCCGCACGCCAACAATTTGACTACAACCGCGTCGTAATCCATTTTCGTGAATTTTTTGCTTCTGCGAGGATTCGGATTAAAACGCACTTCGAACTCATTGATACGGTCGCGGTGTTTCTCGAACGGATTACTCGCTAAATAGTACTCCGTCATTTTTTTTAATTCGTCCTTGAAATTCATGTTTGGTTTCGGACTTTCTTCTGACATGTTAATTACTGTATAATAAAAGGATATATTTATATTTAATTTGTTCTATAAAATTGTTTATTAATATAATCAATTTTATATACGCGAATCTGGGGTATAAATCTATGGTAGGTCAAAGTGATGCTCTTTTACAGGAAGTATATTCGTGCTTTTATAAGTAACAAACCCATTGTCTTTAATGTAATATGGCCATTCGTCCTCGTCCAACAAATTCGCCCAGTTACACAAATTAACGTATATCATTTCTTGGGTTGATACGCTTTCAATCGTTTCACTTGAATAATAATACTGATTATTTTTGTATGAATTATGCAGGCATACAATGTGGCCAGCTTTTAACCAATTTACAACATTAAGAAGGTTATTACCAGTAATTTCCAATTCGGTATCCATTAAATATTTGTAATAGTGTAAAATCTTTATATGATAATACAAAATATGTTAGTATACATAAAATTGAATATAAACATTGTTTCAAATAATTATTACACCTTTACACAATGAATATAATAAGAACCCTAGGACTTCACGCACAAAATATCGTTGCTGAATACAACGACAACCATTGTCTAATTTCAATTACAATAGATGCTCTTGTTAATGCTATGAAACCTACTAACTGGAAACACAATCGACCGGCTGACGAATCCAGATGGCGACCCATTGCAAAATCCATTTTCACTAAGCGCACCCCATTTGATACTATTATTTATGTCCATTACAACAGCACAACCGACGGGTTTGAAATAATAGATGGTCTTCATCGTTTTAGCGCAATAAAACATATTTACAATGAGAATATCAAATCGGTCAGTCACATGGATACTGCCGAATATGGTGGTAATCGTGATGCACGATGGTTTTATGAATCTAGCATTATGGTAAGCGTTCATTCGGATCGCTCGTTTGGCGAACTCGCCACCATTTTCGAAAATCTGAATAACTCTGTACCTATACCCTCAATATTTATACCCAATACCTCACCTGGACAAAAGAAACAGATTGTATGCGATGTTGCATTGACGTGGCAGCGCAAATACCCAAAACATTTCAGTGATGGAAATCGCACAAAAATCCCGAACATTAATCGTGACCGGTTTATGGATATTTTGGCTGAGGTATATGATGAAAATCGTGATTTATTGGAACTGTTGGAAAAAACAAACACGCGACTAAAACACCAACACTGCGAATCCCAAAAACACGGTATACAAACACTATCCAAATGTGCCGAGAGTGGTTGCTGGTTGTTTATTGTGAAACCTGAAAAATTAGCGGACGACATAAAAAAAAGTATATTATAAAAAGTTATTGATAAATTCAATTATTATTATTATATAAATATGCCTCCACCCAATATGGTGTTGGTTTTAACACCATTCATTATTTTGACTAATATATTGGCTGCTTTTTTTACCAAACAATATATTTATATGGCTATTAGTGCGGGATTGCTCTCGTCTTCCGTCATATATCATTATACTTATACGAATATAACCAAATGGATAGACAAGTTTTTTGTTTATGCGTTTATAACGTTTGGCGGTTATACGTTTTACACCAAATGTGGAACAGCCACCAGCAATTGGTGCAAAATCATAAGTATTTGGGCGTTTTTTATTTTTTCGATTGTGGTGTATACGGTCGGACAGAAATATGAGTGTTTTTGTTTTGATCCCACTCTATACGTAGCCAATTTTTTCCACGGTTTGATGCACATATTATCATCATTTGGTCACAATCTTATTATTTTATTTGATTACTATTAAGCTCGTGCTTTATATCAATTTCTCAAGCAGATGAACCGCGCATTTTTCCACGATTTTCTCATAGTATTCTTGTTTCTTGAGTTTAGGGCACTCGCCAAACAGCATACCATATATATGTTGGAGCTCTTCGGTTTTGTAGTTTGATATGGACATAAGCGGCTTGTCGTATTGGTCTAGTTTTAAATAATTGGTGCCTGCTTTAAGTGCCGCAATAACGGTCTTTTTCTCCTCACTATCGGTTTCCAATGAGACGCGACCTTTTTCCGAGTAGAGTAAAACCACATTTGGGTCTTCTTCCTCGTCTTCGTCGGGTTCATAGTCATTCGGTTGGAAGAAAAGGAAGGTTTTCGTTTTTTCATTTACTACATAAATGGGGCACTTGAAGAACAGACAGCACGGAATAAGTGACGCGTAATTCGACATATATGGCTTGGTCATCAATTCGGACTTGAGTTCGACAGCAGTCATTAGCGTGATTTTATGGTTAGTATTTTTCATTATCTTGTCGGATTGTTTGTTGAAATGGTCGGACATGAGTTTCTTTTCGGCCATCATCAAATTGGTCATGTTGGTTTTCAGGAGGAGGTTGGTCTGGTAGAGCGATTCGCCGTTTGTTTTAACATACATACACCAGAATATGGAGTCGTTGAATTGGGGGTAAAAACGGGTGTTTTTCTTCTGGGGAATCAGAAAATCGGGTTTCTTTTGCACGGGTTGTTCTTGTAATGGCGTGGATTCCTGGGTGGAAGGCAAGTTGTAGTTCAACTTGGCGACAATGCGTCGGAACACGTCTTTGGTAAGCATTGCGTCTTCGTCGGGTGGAATCTCTTCTGTTTTATCATTTTCGGTAATGTCGATGTCTCCTTTTTCGTCAAATCCTAAAAGGATTTTCTGAAAATTTTTTTGATTTAAAAAAATTTTCTGTATGAAGTCGGGAACGTCGGGTTGTTTGAAATTGGATTTATTCATTTTATAATAGATTTATAGTGATAATGTTTTTATATTGTTTTCAAAACACGTAAAAAATAATAGTTGGATTAAATTAAAATTAAATTAAATATATACGGTTGCCCAAAGGGCTTTTACAAAAGGGCTTTTTATACAAAAGGGCTTTTTATATCTGTTCAAGATGAATAACGAGCCACGCCAATGAATCGTGCGTAGAGTAGTTTTTGTATCTATACGCAAGCATATGTTCCGGAATTTCTGGATTGTGAATGTTTACAAAAGCCCTATCATAATGTCCAGGGTCGTCTGGGCCAGTTGGGCCATTGAAATATAACTCTTTTTCAAAATATATGTCTTCCATGAGTTGGAATTTTTCCAAAGAAGCATCTCCTTGTTGAGCTCCGCGCGTAAATGCACTTTTTGACTCGATGAATCTTCCCGCCTGTATTTGGTAGTCTTCGTATAATTGCGAAAACAAGCAATCGTCCGTCAAGGGAACCTCGTTTTCCAAGAAGCCCATTCTATGGGTGTAGGGCGGGAGTCCATAATGGATGTCGGAAACACGATATTTTGGGTAAGTCCAATTTATCCAATTAGATGGTTTTACATTATACGACAGCTGATTGCTAATGCTGCTGTGACGGAAAATTGTCTTATTTTGTAAGACAATCTGTTCTTTTAATTCGCCGATGTTCGCATTGATCGTAAAATTAAATGTGCTGTTTGATGCGTTCAACGCGGTTCTGTTATTCACGCAAATAAGTATCCCCAAGAAGGGATGAGCTCTTTCACTATAGTATCGACCATGCATTATCCTTCGCAGTCTATTTCGTGCGGTTGCGACGTTATGCGGCAAGATTGCTCGTTGAATTGGTGCTGGTGCGGGTGCTGGTTCTTCAGGTAATAAATGTTTGGCTTCTTTGCGAAGCGATGATGGGATTTTGTCCAATGGAATATTCTTATTACACAGCGGACAGTCAGGGTAGGTTTTATTGTTGGTAATCTGCGATTTGATCCATTTGTCTATGCATCTTCGATGGAAAGCGTGTTCCCACTCGGAACCACAGCTTTTGTGAATTATCTTCTTACGTCGAGTCGCATTTAATTCATCAGCGCAAATCGCGCAAGTGTTTACTTCCATTTCTTATTAATCATATGGGTGTTTTATATTTTATAGAAAAACTGAAAATATAAAATAAGTGATCAATTTTATTGGTCGGATGTAGTGAAAAAAGTGTTTTTAAAATCCTGTTTCTGATTCTCAAAATCATTCAGCGTTTTCTCCTGGTCGGAAACGTATTTTACATATTTGTCGATTTCAGACAATGAATCGGGCGGTAAAAAAGACATATTCACAAATACCCCATTCTTATTTTCATTCAGTTTTATCCCATTCGTGTTTTTCAATATACTCAATATTTCTAGTTGGTTGTTTTTTCCCAACCTCTCGATCTTGTCTTTTAAAGCCGCTAAATCAATGTTTTCAGAATTCATAATGTTATTGATAACATTATACGAAAACAATGTTTATATGTTTTCGTAAAATATTTTTATCTAGTCCTTTATCAGCTTCGCTTATCGTGTCCTTTTATCCTCCAACATCGCAATTGCCGTAATAGATGGGTCGTTCAATTCGAATCTCACGCCGATAATTCGCGCCTCGATTTGCACACCTTCTTTCACATCATTAAATGCCTTACTCGTGTTGTTGTGGTCTCTCGCGATAAACACCGTGATTGGTATGTTGTCGCTGTCCTTGTCTTTGACGTGCGAATGAATTCCCGCATGCGTAACGTTGGTAACCGTGCATTCAACAATCATATCCACAATGGGATAGCAGAGCAGACATTCATATACGGTGTCGAACTCAACGTGGTCGTCCTTGATTTTGCCGCTTGAATATGCAACCACTTTGACCGAATTGGGTCGGATATATCCCTCCGGGATACACTTGCCTTCCGTGTTTGCGACAATGAGTCTCTCCAAGTTGTAAGCAATGTTCTTTCCAACCTCGGTGATTTTCACCGCGACTTTCATATTCAGTAAAGATCGCACATAAACTCCATACTTGGTTCTGGCGTCTTGTTGGGGTTTTGTCTCTCGCTCCATTTTATAAAATAATTATATATTAATATTATGTTTGATTTGGTTTATATAATTATACAAACTATTATGGGGGTTCAATTTTATACCACTAACTCGGCTTTATTTAAAATCGCCTCTTCTGCTGTGAGAAACCATGTCGTGCCGTCGGGGTCTTCGTCGTTCAATTTTCGGATTATAAGTTCAATCATCCCGGAAATCGCAACCTGAGATATGTCCATTTTATCTACGGAAAATCGGGGATTGACCACGGTGCCGTCTGCTTTTACTGAAATGTCGTTTGGTGAATTTGCTGATATATTTTCCGCGAATGTTCCTCTATATTTTGATGGATTTGATCTGACGGTTTTGGCTACGGTGGCCACCAACAAATTCAATTTATCAACCACGATTTTCTTCACAAAATTTTGTAAATATGCGCCGGTATTGTTGCGCTTTTGACTCATTCGTTTTACTTTGAACACCATTGTGTGTATGCCCTTCTTTTCATAATCGCCGACAAATCCGAAAAAATCACTAAAGCTATTTATGGGTTTTTCCAATGCCGCCCGAATATCCGAATAAAATCGCGAGTCGTCTTCGGGGTCTTCGTTCTCCCACGCTTTGGTTTCCAAATCCTGGGTGATCATCATGTTTTTGTTTTTTTTCGCGATTAATACCTTGATCGAAGTATCGTCTTCCGATCGGAAAATTAGAGGTTTGAAATATTCAAAAATATGTTCTTCCATGTCAGTCATGGGCTGGTTTTCAACAACGTGCTTTGCTACGATAGCCTTTTCATCGTAGGACAGTGAGTCCATCATATGGTAAACCGCGTATTTTTCAATATCCTCATCGACTAATCCAAATTCGGCGCGCATATATTCTTTGGTTTTGGTTTTTAGTTTGCTTTCTGAGTTTAAATGAACATACCAATCAAGGTTAGCAGCCGGCGCGGGCTTGGATTCTTGTTTCACATGTTCAAAATTGGTTGTAAATTGTTTAAATAATGACTCATAATCATGTTTTGCGGTACCTTCGGGTTTTGCGGTACCTTCGGGTTTTGCGGTGCCTTCGGGTTTTGCGGTACCTTCGGGTTGTACTGAGTCCAATTCTCTCTTGGAGCCTTCGACAACTTCACTTTCTTTCGGCTCAGCAACTATTGGTTCAGTTATTGTCGCTTGTATCACCTTTTCATTCTCAAACGTAATCGTTTTTGCTTTAATTTGAACCGGTAATGATGATTCTAGAATAGAGGATGTATTATCATTGAGTTCTATCGGTTGATATAGGTAATATTTGCCGCGGTTCACAATTCGTCCGGTTCGTCCCAAGTTATCAACAATGATTTCATTTGGATTGTCTAATATTGCAGTCAGAGCAAAGTCAATTTCCTTTTCATTTATTTTTGGAAGTATTCCAAACTGATTCTTAGAGGTTGTTAAAAGTTTGATAATTGCCTCTCGGTGAAACGATTTCACAGTTAAAGTCTCACCTTCTTTCTTGCCCGGCTCTCCTTTTGTATAGAGTTCTTTGATTTTCTCTATTATTAGAGCAGAATTTGCTTTTATATTTTCCTTGTGGTAAGTTGCTTCAATTATTGGACCCTCAGTTCTAGGGCACTCATAATTGCATTCCATATAATCGCACGCCTCTGAAAAGGGTCGATCTCCAATTTTAAACGGTTTACCTTCTAAGTCTGCACAAGTAGATGTGCGGATTCGAATTTTTTGATTGGCTGCTAGTTTTTCAAGTCGCACATTTGTGAAATTGGTCTGGGCTATGTTCAAAACACAATCTACCGATACGGTTTTCATAATGCGATTGATTTCACCGATTGCGACTGCTTTCTTCTCCGCATACCTGTAAACATAGAGGTCGGCGCATTCCACTGTTTTATTGGATAAAGTGGTTGCATGTAAATAAATCTCTACATTTCTTTCTTTGAAATCATCCAGTCGACAATGACTCTGATTTCGCACTCCACGACCAATAATCTGTTCGATGCGATTCATATTATACCACGGATCCAAAATATGGACTTGGCGAATACATTTGAAATCCAGACCCTCCGATGCCGCCTTGGATATCAATATAACACGCACATTTCGCCCATCCACATTGTCTGCGCTTGTCGCCATCTTCACGTCGTCCGCATTGTTGTGTGAGAAATACTTGTCCCCCGATAAAATCATGTATTTGGCCTGTGAACCGCCTTTTTCAAGCGGTTTCAAATCAACCGAGTTCAAAGGTTCTACCGGCGGAACGGTTCGTATTCCAGTGTTTCTAGTAGTCAGTTTCTTGAATAGAGGCTGAACGTGTTGTCCAGTTCCAGTTCGGGTAAATCCCATTTCCTCGAGAGCCAGCGCCATCGGCACAATGCCGCCATCAATATATTGCGTATATATCAAGACGATTCCGCGCGAGTTACGAATGGTCTCACAAATACTGGCGATTTTGCTGCTATATTTATGTAGATTGTCTTTGTGAAAAATTCGTTCAACACCCTTCTTATACTCGAAATTGTATTTTTTGAAAACCTGTTGAGACCGTCTTTCCTCGGTTTCCCCACGATTTGGGTTTAATTCAATCTCGAGTTTCTCCTCTACGAAATCCATCACTGAACGCAGTCCGTCTTTTCCAATAATCTGACTGGTGACGTCTTTGAACATCTCTTTTGAAATTGGATCTGTTTTGGATTCAATTAATGCGCGAGTTAATAGAGGCGACGGATACATCATAATCAGGGCTTGTAGCGGTGATTGTAATTCCGAATATCCATAACTTTCCATATTTTCATAATTGGGTTCTTTCGTCTTGTTTGGGTCTTCTAGGAAAAAGAGTCCGTCTCCCTTGCGTTTTGAAAACCGGATCATATTTTCCACTATGAATTTATAGCCGAGTTCCTGCTCCTCGCCAATCTGATTTACGTAGAGGCGTCCGCCCAAATGCTTTAACGGCTCGCCAACTGATTTGTTGGACAATGTTCTATTTGGATATTCTATATTTAAAAACGTCTTTTCGGGCGCAAAAAACTCGGGATACACACGGAATGGAAATGTGTATGGATTCTCTCCTCGAACATAGGATACATATCCGGTCAGTTTGCGGCGCAATAAGTCATCGCCGGCTTCTTTTAAGACACCTTTTAGACCACCCTTTCGGGCTTTCACGAAATCACCATCAGCCGTGAAAACATCACTTACCGCAATTTCGGCGCGCTTATCATTGACGTTCATCAGATTTGTTAGCCAGATGATTTCAGTGACCGAGTTATATACGGGTGTGGCGGATAGCAAAACAAACTTCATATTGTCGGCGTATTTGGCGACTTTCAGAAGCAGTTTGGCTATTTTATTGTCGTCTTTGGAACTGTTTAAATGGATATTGTGGACTTCGTCGATGATAATGAGTCGATTGTTGAAAAATTTCTTGATATTTTGGATTTCGAGTTCGCGTTTTTGCGCGGGCGTATAAGAGGCGGTCGTCGGCACCATGACGTGCTCAATTATATAATTGGCGAGCTGTAAATACCCCATAAAAGCATAATTTGAGTTGATGATTGCATTTATCTGAGACACAATGCTTTCTTTCTGGAGTCCTTTGTCACCAGTAGGATTGATTTCTTTCAACAGCTTGTTGCCGATACACGATTTGATATTCCAATTCTCGTTTTCTTTTTTCAAATTGCGCTCGTCGAATAACTGGAGTTTGAAATTGTCCTGGACGTTGGTCGAAGCAATTACCATAATACGTTGGGATGAACCGGTTTGTTTCGCATATTCGCGCATTTCTTCGGCAATCCCAATCGCAGAGCACGTTTTACCTGAACCCAGACCGTGGTATAAAAGAAGACTATTGTAAGGCGTGTTTCTCGAAATAAAATTTCGCACGAACAATTGATGCGGCATCAATTCAAACACCGGGTTCTTACATAAATAATTGGAAAAGGCCTCGATGTCTCTAATATCGCCGTCAAACTCCATGTTCTCGTATTCGCGCCGACGTGATATTTTATCACTAAAAAAAGGATCATTTATAGTGGGATATAAGGCATCCATATCGGGGTCTTCTTTACCTTTTGCGTTTTCTTTGTATTCCTCTATTTCGACTTTTCGCAATTCATCGTTTTTTGTCTCCACTTGGACAACCACGTCTTCTTCGGCTTTTATAAGTTCTTCTTTATTTACTGCTTTTGCTTCTTCTATCACTTTTACTTCTTCTACCGCTTTAGCTTTTGCCTTTCTTGTTTTTTTCGGCTTTCCTTCCTTAGGCGGTGACTTTTTAGCAGTCTTCGAACCTTCGTTGGAACCTGGTTTCTCCATAATTATATGTATATAATAGACACATATAATTCCATTGTACAAACCGAATCTTATTTCAGCATATATTTTTGCAATACCGTATTTACGGTCTTAATCATTTCCTTCTTTTCTAAATTATACGACCGAATTGACGTCAAACAATCATCCATGTCTTTCCACTTTATTTGACTCACTTCATAATTCGGGGACACTGGTTTGAAACAGCCAACCGAATACTCATAGTCAACCATCATCAAGAAATATTTGTGTTTATACGATTTGTAATTGGAACCTATAAATATCTCTTCAAATGGAAAAATATTCTGAACAATATCGCATTTTTCTCTCGAATGTTGGAACCCGGTTTCCTCGCAAAACTCTCTTAAACCACAGTCCAAATCGGACTCGTTGAAATTACGGCGTCCTTTTGGAAATCCCCATTCCGGTTCCTCCCATCGGGTTCCACAATTATCGATCAGCATTTCCAAATTATACCCCAATATGTTATGAACCGAAATCTGCGGTAAAAACATACCCGGATGTTTTAAACCAGGTGGTGGCGGCATTAATAAAACGCCCTTTCGCAAGTGGTTGAATTTTTCTCGCGAAATATACTCTTCGGTTTTGTATTGCCCGCACAACTTCTTCGGATTGCCCCAGACCACATTCCATATATCGTCAAATTCCATTGTTTTTAACATATGCTTTTCCGCCTCGGTCATCTGTTTTATCATATTGGAAATGTGATACTGGTTATAGACCGAGTATTTCCCGCGTATAAAGTCCATAAACCCAAGAGTATTCCTTCTACATATCATACAAAATTCATTCTTGTTCGTTGTCGGGTTTTTTCGAACCGCTACTATACCAATGCTTATTATCGGCATTCGGCATTGATTGAATAGATGGCCTTTTTTACCACAATTATTACAGTTATTATGTTCCATACGGAATTCGGATAGGTTATTTATGTTATTATTTTTATATACTTTGTTTTATGTATTTAGATTCAAAAGTATGGGGACCGCATTATTGGTTTTTTCTAGAGACCGTCGCGATGACGTATCCTGACTATCCAAACGAGGTGTCTAAACGCAAATACTATGATTTTTTCCAAAATTTACCGTTGTTTATTCCGGACGTCGAAATGGGAAACGGTTTTAGTGTGATGTTGGACAAATATCCAGTGACGCCATATTTATCGAGCAAAGATTCACTGTTACGGTGGGTGAATTTTATCCATAACAAATACAATGTGCAATTAGGGAAGCACCAGGTATCACTTGATGAAATGATGGAGAAAAATTTTGCACACTATGCACCCAAAGAACTGCATCTTCATAAAGAAATGAAGGTCAAACGTTACTATATTCACGCCGCATTTATATTGTTGTGCGTAATTTTGATATACTTGTTCTGGGCGGAATAACCCATCATATTATATAGAGTATGCGCATCGAATTAATTATATTTGGAGTGGTTGCGTTTCTAATTGCGAATGTTTATACGGATGGTAAATACTGGAAATTGCTCCAAGCAAACAAGAAATATTATAAAATGGCGGGTATAGCTTTAGGTGGATTGATGTTGTATGTGCTTTTCAAAAAATTCCCATCAAAGGCAAGCGACATCATTCGCGGGTCAAATGAGTATATCAAATATCTACCGATTGATCGCGAAACCACCGGTATTTTAAGCCCCATCCTGGATTTCACGGCGAAACAAAACATTCGTAATAGTGGCGATGAATACGCTTACCCTGTGAGCGGCATTCCCCCTCAACAAGAAGACCGCAATGTAAATCGCATCGTGAATTCTGGGAAAAAGGCGACAAAGCGATCGGTGAGCGAGACCAAGAAGAAATTCGTCGCAAGCAGGCAAAATTGGAAGTGTGGTGATTGCGGCGAGCAATTGTCGGCGTGGTTTGAGGTTGATCACAAAATTCGCTTGGAATATGGAGGGAGCAATCACGTAGATAATTTAGTAGCATTGTGTCGCGAATGCCATGGACGCAAAACCACGATGGAGAATTTGTAGACACGCTTTGTTTTATTCTGTAAATATATAAGGTTGTGAATGAACGCAATTACAAAAATAAAAGACAATTTTTCAACATGTGGTAAAAATAAAATAATACTAATTGCGGTTGCCGTCTATATATTAATGGTATTTTCATTTATGACGAACAACCCGGATATCCTATATTCGCGACAATATTTCTATTTTTCTATTATTTTTATACCATTGGTGGCGGTGGGAGTCTGGGCTTTTAAAACTCAAGGTGCCTCTATATCTGGATATGAAAAAATGTTTGCTACAACAATGATTGGTTTAATAGTACTCGGAATATATCTGTATGTTTCAAAAGGTCTTTCGATTTTAGAAATCAAATCAGCCTTTACTATTTTTAGACTCTTAGAGGCATTGATTATATTGGTATTATTAGCGATTGTTTTTAGAACTGCAATAAAACAAATAGATACGGAATCCACCGGTTGGTTTGGATTTTTTATAGAACTTATTTTTTATATTCCATGTTTAATTAGTGATTTTATTGCATATTTGATCGGCGAAGTCAAATCCACGCCCAAAGTGGTATTTTCACTGTTTATTATAGAAATTCTCCTTATTTTATCATATATCTATTTACCAAAACTATTGTCGGCCACTATGGTCAAGGATGGGATTGTATTGGTGAAAGACCCGACGCCAATTAATGTGAAAAAATCATTGAAAACATATATGGATTTAACCGGTACATCTACCCAATCAAATGATTTGTTAAAAACCCAATTAATTATTAAGAATACATTTTCGCTTTCGGGTTGGGTATACATTGTGTCGCAACCGCCAAATCAATCTCCGTATAATGACGAGGCGACCATTTTTGAATTCACAACCCTTCACCCGCGCCTAGTTTTCAATGGAAAAACCAATATGTTCAAGGCATATTTCAATGAGGCACAAAGCTCTGAATTTGAGATGCCTCTACAAAAGTGGAATTATGTTGTGTTTAATTATGATAAAACGTCGATTGATTTGTTTGTGAACGGAAAATTAGAGAAGACGTTGAAACGAAATGTTTCAACTGACGACAATTTCAAAATCAATGATTTGGTGTATATTGGACAGGAACGCGGATTGTCTGGTGGGGTATGTAATTTGATATATAGTGCAACACCTCTAGTAGGCCAAGATATAAAATACAATTATGACTCCAATAAATACAATGAACCTCCGATTTAAGGTTGGCATGGTCCTTGAGGACCAATAAAATATTGTTGTTGTATATACAAATGTTTTCATTTCATCAAGGCGAATCCATGGAATGTGCTTATCCTGTTATAAAAGAAACGATTCCGCAATCCAATTTAGGGTATTCTTCTAACAACAAATATCCAGGCTACCCCCCTCTAATGAACGACGGGCGCTCCATCATCGCCGGATCTCGTTCTGAGACTCTGCTCCACAACTCGATTGTGAAGGACATCGGGGTCGTGAATAACGCCCAATACCGCCACTATATGATTAAGAACGCCCGGGAAATCATGGAGAAGGATTTCCGAAACGCCAGTAATGATGTTGGGTATTATGAGCGATTCGTAGATCAGATCCTGCAGCCAAATGAGCGAACTGCCGTAGTTGGTGCACCGTTCTTGTTTAAATCGGTCACTGATGATAGTAAACCAATGGGATATGCGGAGAGCGATATGAAATCCCTCTATTTATCGAGGGAACAATTAGAGGCAAAACGTGTTGCCCCTTTTATCAAGATGTAAATAAATATATAATGAATAAAATGCAAGGAACTATTATAACATTAAATGGTATCATACTTAGATGTGTATTCAAAGTATGATATTTATTGGGCAAGTGAAGCAACCAGCAGTAAATCAATGATTTCGCTCTTCTTCATCTTGTTTAATCTGGCGCTATCTGTAACAATGCCTCTACTTTGTAGGATGTGTTTGAGGGCGGCAATACCCATTTTTTTGTAATTGTCTTTATCGTTTGTTTTGACGGCGGTGATTTCAAAATCTTCATCTGCCTTATTTTCGCCAAGCGTATCGCCAAGCTTATTTACAACAATTTTTTCTTCAGAATTGACGTCTGTCTCGTCAATGTGGACTTCAGGCTCGTCTTCAGGAATATATTCATTATCGTCTTCTTCAATGTCCAAATCACACTCTTCAGGGAAAGACATGTCTACCGTGACCTTTTTTACTTCACCATCGTCTTCTGAGTCATCGACTGAGTCATCAACCGAGTCATCGTCTTCCGATTCATCAACCGAGTCATCGTCTTCTGATTCTTCATCTTCAGACTCCTCGTCTTCCTCTAAAACAATTTTTATGCGCTCATCATATTGGTCTGAGTGCTTATACGGCGCTTGCTTTGGTGCTTGTGCAGCTCCTCCACTCAAAATATATTGTTTCAGTTGCTGCTGCTGCGAATACATCCCCTCAATGATCTCCAAAGATTTCAGATTCTTGCTCTCAACCTCGGCAAGTCTGCTCTTAAAATAATACGCTAATAATCCAACGATTCCTACTAAAACTGCTAAACTTATAAAGAAAAATAAAGATCCCATTTTACATTAACGATTTAAAATATTTATTTGTTTAGAACGCACTTGGGTCGAACTATCTATATCTCTTGTTATATATTATACAACCACACCCAATGGAAGCAACACAACCCAAGACCGGATTTTTACCAACCATAGAATCTACCCCCGATTCCACTCTTGGTATCCAAAACCAAACCATCATTATTGTTCTACTTGTTCTTCTCGGACTATCATTTTTAGGAATAAATTTATTTACAATTATCGGCACATTTATAGAAAATCTATTATCTATTTTTGGACCAATGTTTGCACAAATCTTCTCCATTTTTGGATATACTACAGGAAGCGTTATTAACAAAACCGCCGATGTTGTGGGGGATGTCGCAAAAACTGGCGTAGATGTTGCCGAAGGCTCTCTACAATCTGTAGGGACAATTTTGAAAGACGTAAGTCGCAGAAACGTAAATCCCGCAACGGCACAGGGATTAGACAGCGCTCTCAACACGGGCCCAATTCAATACACAGAGCCCAAACCTGACGCAACCACAAACCCGATACAAAATCCGATCACGTCTGCTAAGACAGGTTGGTGCTTGGTGGGCGAATACGAAGGTCGTAGAGGTTGTGTTGCGGTGGGCGAGAGCGACAAATGTATGTCGGGTCAAGTGTATCCGTCCCAAGGTGCTTGCACAAACCCCGCGGTATTTGCAGGCGGTGTCCCAAATCCGCAATAAATAAACAATTTACAAAACATAATAAATATATTTACTATGTTTTCTATTATGGAATCCGAATTATACACTGTTTATGTTTTTCATTTAAAAAATGGATGGCGATTCTTATATCCCAAAAACCGAAATGTAGAGGTTGGTTCAGTTTCTGATTTGATGAAGGAATTCCAATACGTAAATACACTATTTGGCGACGATTTCCAGGCGGTCGAGTTACTTCGCACATACCAAAACGTTTTACCTTACAATATCAACAGTCTCGTTTTACATCACATGCACGTCTACGGAATTGAAAAAGTTCGCGGCGGCAAATATACCAATGTGTTTTTTACGCCCCAAGAAAAGGAAGAAATATCCAAATCTATCAAATATTTTTCAGACGGACTATTTGAGGAGTCTGAGAAAACAGTAAGATACTACAAATATGTAGAAGAATATAGTTTGTATAATACGTCGCAACTACGGGTCGAACAAGACCAAATTGGTTATACATTAAGAAATTTATACAATCTTAAAAACCGTCACGAATATACAAATTTTGTTACCGAATATGATTTGGGCGAGATTAAATGGTTAAGACAATTATGCGATGCGTCCAATGTACATTTTAAAAACATAGAGGCCAGATACAATTCACTCATGAAACATATCACAAAAGTTTATAATTTTTACAAGAGAGACTTTGAAAACGCAGAAGAGCAAATTGAGTCACTCCAAAAATTACATCCGTATATGGAAACAACTCTTTGGTTCTATTCTCCAAACACATTTTTTGATAATATTGTTATTCACAAGACCAATACGAGTTACTATAGAGAGTATTTACCCTATGTGATTTCAGTTGTTGAATTAATGTTTTACACAATCCATAACCGAACCGTAGAATTGGAGTTTGATATTAAATGTGTGAATGAAGAAGAAAAAATGGAAAGGTTTCGCACCATTACAAACCTGTTAAAATCAGCGGAGGTTTCGAAACTGTAGACGGCACTGTTCTAAAAGTCATTCTATTTACTAGAACGTCTGATGTTGCAAATACCGCACCGACATTCGTATACATGGATGTTGTTATAGAGGATATATTGGTATCTTTTGTGGTTGAAATGTTATAATTAAAAATTACATCATATGTACTGCCCGGGTTTGTAAGTAAAACTAGATTAGAAACGCCGATTTTCCCAATATATAGGGCGCCATTGAACACACCCGACGCAGCCCCACTAATATCGGTTATCAGATTGGTCGTATTTATAATGGGTGTCTCACTAAGCGTGAATGGTTGTCCGCCGTATACAACGGACAATGTCGGAGCACTTACTACGGCTCTAAAATTACCACTAGCGTCTATTGCAGCGGTTCCGCTTACATAGAAAGCAACCGGTATTTCAAATGAATAACTGTAAAATGTCTTATCAATTGGTTTGCGGATATTCAGCGTGAAAACAGTTGGATTCATACTAAGAATATCGGAGTCGGATTTGGTTAGCCACATATCAGTTTCTTCATAATTTTCGGTAGCATATACATTGGGATTTGTGCTATAATTGTAGAGGTTGATTGATGGGTCGTAATACAGATTCATAACAGGTCCTGGAACGCCGGATGAAGTAGTCGGCGTGGGACGTCTGCTCAAATCTTCGCATATACCGCCTGCAACAATGGTTTGGATTGCGGTTTGTGAATATGTGCGACGTTGAAGATTACCAGCTACAGTTTGTGTCCATGACTGTTTTTTTGTTAATTTTCCATTTGCGTTTTTATTGTATTTGAGAATTTCGGCTTTACGACGTATATCCAAGTCAAATTGTGTGACGGTTCCATTGTAAGGTGAAACGGGTGTATATCTGAAAGGTGGAATATTGAAAAGCCGCGAGTTTCTGAGATTTTGCTGACTGGCTAAGCATCCAGCCAGGATTTGTGCTGGGGTTGGTGTAGTCATAATTATATTGTATCTTTATAAAACAAATAAATGACTGTATTTGTTTTATTGGTATATGTTTGTACCTTACCTATTTGACTTGTACCACAACGACGACAAGAAATAAGGATTTGAATTACCGGATGGGGCTGTGGTTGATGCACTAGTTCTAAGATTGGGTCCTGTACCAACAACGTTGTTAATTTCAAACACATTGAGCGCTTTTGCAAAATATCGCAGATCCGACAATTGACCCGAAAACCCGCCGTCTCGGCATACGAAAACGTCACCGTAATTCTGACGCGGCACGTTTACTAAATCTTTACGCGAAGTCAAAACGCCATTCACATAAATGTCTAAAATACGGTTCTGGCAACGGATAACTACATTCACCCACTTCTTGTATGGTATTCCAGAAATATCCATAGTTACACCGTGCGCTGCGCCAGCTGTTGGGGTATTTGCGTCAAGTGTATCCATAACAACACGCAATGAGGTTGATCCGTCGCTGTCGTATTTTACAAATAGACCAGGCGAATTACTATTCACGTTCATACCAGTACTTTTTGCCAACTCATATGTGCCCTTATTGAAAATGTGGTGGAATTTTCCGTCAACATTGGAATTATTGAAAGTAACCCACACGCTGTATGTGAATTCAATTCCGGTTTGTTGGTTTGCAGACCACAAAATGGTTGAATTGTTTGCAAATGAATTCTGGGGTACCGAAATGGATTCGTTTCCATTAATCAAACCTTTTACTAAATACGGTGACTCGGATGGTTGTAAGAAAAACGCCAATGCAATCATTCCAATTCGGAACAAAAACATGAATCCGATTAGTACTAAAATGATAAAAGCAAACTTGGCGACAATTGTGTTTGATTCAAGAAATTCCGAGCCGGCATCTACAATATTTCCCGACGAAAAATCACCGACGGTATTGTTTATGGAGGATTTTAAATTAGTAGCTGCGTTGGAAATACCCTCAGTTGCGCTGCTGAATGTATTTGAAATACCATCGGTTATTCCACTTGTGTCTGGTAATTGAAATCCATTTGGTGCTTTGTTTTCCATATTTATATAAACTACTATAAATATATTCTATATTTTATTATACGTATCAGGTTATAGTGATATAAGTCATCACTATAAGCATATTGGGATAAGTCGAAGATGCTTTATCGGTCGCGCCTTCGGCGCTTTGGTCAAGTCGAAGACGCGCCTTCGGCGCTTTATCGGTCGTGCCTTCAGCACTTTATCGGTCGTACACTTTGGTCGTGCCTTCAGCACTTTATCGGTCGTACACTTTAAAAGACCTTGAGCTTCGAGTATTCTGCCGAGTCCTTGTTAAATACGATTGTCGCGCCATAATTTCCAAGCAATGAGCTCATTGAACCAGAAATGCCGTTTCCACTATTGTAATGGTCCCATGCAGTTTGAGGATCAACCGGATAAGTATTGCGAACAAATTTTGCTAAATAAGCTTTGGTTAAACCATACTCGATTGAACTACCAATTGAAGGAGGATCTAAAGTTGCCTGAATTGACTTAACCAATTTACCGTTCATATAAACATCAATGTAGTTATTATCGACACTTACAATCACATGTGCCCAGGATTGAATGGGGAAATTGTTGGAAACTATGAGAGAACTAGGTACCTTGGTACCAGCACTGTCGACTGATACGTATTCCAATATTAATTCAGGGGCTGTATTACCAAGCTTTAAACCGATGTTTTTTCCAGTTGTCGCACCTGGCCTAGAGAACAAATATTTGCCGCCGTTTTCAAACTGATAGACATACACCCATGCCTCAAACGAGTATCTAACTGAGCCTGGGTTGCCGATTTCTTTGGCCAAAATTGGTGCCTGCTGGCTTCCTAAATCAACCTTTGCAGTCAATGACTGTGTTCCTGTGAAAACAAAGAACGACAAATACAATACTATTATTAATAATACACCTAAAATAATTACTACCGTGTTCATTATATATTTTTGAAACATTTTATTTTACTATTGATTGACCAAACAAACTTACAATTTTGTAATGTATATGGTTATGAATTCATACGAAATAAATGATATTCGCGCCCCCGGCGATTTGAAGGGTATCAGCTTTTCCAATTATAAAAAAACCGAAGTTAAAAATCAATTTATCGACAATATGCTAAAAGGTAAGGTGGAGCCGGCTTGTTATTGGGGTGCTGAGCTTGTGTGTGCTGGCCACTACTTGGAATTATGGGAAAACATCCTCTATTATTGCGCAAAACACATCCACATTGGAAATCCTAAATTGATTTGTTACCTCGAAAAACGATTCAACGTTTTCAAACAGCTTATCACTGATGGTCAATACTTGTCTGAGCTTGACCTCCGCAACAATCCCATAATACGCAATCTGTTTGCCGAGGTAATCAGCGTTCTAACCGTGTCCTCTAAGAAACACAGTTTTGAAGTTATTAAAATAAACCGCGTGGAAGAATTCGATATCACTCAAATGACCGAACGGCTAAAGGCGCCCAATACCAATTTTATTAGTCCTATTTTTATTTCTGGCGACCCCAAAGAGATTTTCATCCCGATGAATGAGTTTGCATACAATATATCGCAAATCAAGAAAAATACGGTGTTCGCCTGCTACTGGATCGAGTGGGTGTTGGAGTTTGATGCGATGTGCCGTAAGAAAAAAGAGCCGTGCTATTGTGTGCGGCGGGATTTTGTGACGGTCGAGAATAAATTGACGCGGGATGTGGTGTGGCTTATTTGGGACACATTGTTTCATTATGTGAAGGAGACGGGCAACCCTTTCTTGGAGAGGACAATGACGTCGCTTTTCACCCTATTTTCGCTGCATTATACGAATGCGTGTGGGAAGAAGCGGCGATATATGCTGTATTTTGCGGTGTCTCTCTGTACCGAGAAAGTAGATGTGTCTATGGAGATGGTTTCTGATAAACGCATCGTGGAGTTGGCTATAAAAAACATCAATGATATTTATAGTCAAATTAAGAAAAATGAAGTGAGTCCCAACACGGAATATTTGTTTGCGGGGCTGGAGAAACAATCGGCGTTTGCGAAATCGATGGAACGGATGAATATGGTGAATGCAGTTTCGATGGGAACCTATAACCCTCACGCAAACAAGGCAGACGACGATACAGTCTAATTATTTCGGAGGCTGATATAAATATGCCGCATTTCCGGCGTAAACGTAATGCATTATATCGAGCCATCTGTAATATGCATAGGTTGCGACATAATCCACTATATAAGGAAAAATTCCGAAAAATACAAGTATTATGCCTACAAATATTAAACTTAGTTGCTGTCGTTTCATATAGAGTGTAATAACCATCATTACAAAAACAATGTAATAGAGGATGAACAAGATTTTTCTAACATAAATTAAAAGAGCCTCATTTTGCGCGGAATAATACTCGAGTCGTTCTGACTTGTCTTTATTTGTTGTTACACTGTTTATTTCTTCATTTACCAATGTGGTTTGAGATGGGATGTCTATTTCAACCATTCGGTATTATATATTATACAGCGTATATAGTATATAACTTTTGGAAATTTGCGATTACATCGTAGATTAATTCGTAGATGACCCACAGCGATTATATACATTGTATTGGCTAAACTCGCAAGGTGTATACGGCTGGGCACCAGCAGAAGTATTCATTGTTTCAAAACCCTGAACCGTGGGCACTTTGCATGATAGGGTGAGTGGGTCATACACCTTTGGAGCTACACAAGTACTACCAAGGCTCCAACTAATATTTCTACCGGAAACATCATAAAACGCAACATTTTGTGACGCCGATCCAGATGGGTTTGCAGGAACGCATATTTTATTGAACTCGTTAAAAGTAGAACCTGTTGGGCAACATTGCGCACCAACACATCCGGCATTTGCTTTGGATGTCGAATCGGATATTTGTCCATTTGCCCTGTTATTTGCGATGGCGGCATCAATCTCTGCTTGAGACGGTTGTTTTGGATCATCCAACACAATCTGGTCAAAGTCCATTTTGCTACGATTATAAGCATTTACATAGAGCACAATGCAGTAAATAGTGCCTCCAGCCAATACAACAATATTCATAATATCAAGCACCGCATTGGGAATAATTCCATTGTCGTAACTATTTTTTATTGCTAAAACTATCAAAAATGTAACCACAGCAATAATTAAAATCAAATTATACGCCTGCGTTCTCTTGGTTGAACTGTTGGTTAAATCAATCATTCTCTTCTGGCCTTGGTATGCAGCGTCAATTGTGCTCTTTTTATTAACAAGACGCCGATTTTCTCTATTCAAAATATTTTGAACTTCAGTTTGATATGTTAATGTTGGACCAATCGATTGTCCAGCCGTGTTGAGAGAAGAAGATAATCCCGCAAGATTTTTGTCTAATTCATTGGCTGCGAGCACTTGTGCGTCTGTTGAGTCTACAGCACCAGCACGATTTACAAAATTTCGCTGTAAGCCGATTATACCACTTAAATCAATATAGTTAGCCATAATAATAATATATATAATCACAATAAATTTATACTGATTATCTGTTGTTATTTGACGTTGTCGTCTTTATAGTTATTTATTTTTTAGCCAAAGTAAAACACTAATACCAATAGAATTGGAAATGCACAAAAAATAAATATTTTTCAACATGCTTTCAGTTTTGTCTAATTTACAGGTATCATTTGAGAAAAACCTTTTATTAATTAATTGCTGCAATGGTCGTCTAAACATCTATCCATATTTTATAAAAAATATTTATATGGATTTTGATCAATTGTACTTTTTAGTACGCTGGATCTATCTTGATATGAATATCGCCGCCATGAGAACCGTCGCCAACGTGATTGTTCCAACAATCTTAAGATTGTTTTGTTCCTCTAAATAGATTGCATTGTCTTTTAATAGTGCCGGCGTTATACTATAATCTTCATCTAAAGCATTAATTTGTGTAGATGTGGTAAAGTCATATATTTTATCATTTTGAGACATATTTGCGTATTGGGTATTAATGCTATCAACGTTTCCCGAAATATCACGCGCTAAATTTGCAACGCGCGTTTGAAGACCCGTATAATCCGCTATTTGTCCTTGTAGGCCAATTAATTGGCCGCTGATATTTTGAATAATGGTTTTACCGGGAGGCAAAGGATTTGGGGCAGAACTATATTGAAACCCTTCTAAAGTACTTTGATTTAATCCGGTGAATGCTTGAATAATTCCAGCGGGCTTATTTTGTGGGTCTACGCTATCGAGTTTAATGGTTGCCGAAGTAGACGTTAATACGCCGTTGTCTGCTTTAATATATTCAGGCTCACCTGGTGTTAAAGCAATAGAATCTTTTGTTAAAGGTAGTCTTAAGGTGTAATCATTAAATCCGGTAATTGACTTCTTTTCATACTTTACCTTTTGAAAAGATTTGTCGTCCATTTTATTAATATCCAACGATTTGCCCCTCACATGTAACATTGATTCTGTATAAGGGGAGTTTGTTTGTTTTAATGAATAAATTGGATTTCCTGACGACAACAAACATTTTTGGCCCGCCGCATCTGTAACCGTATACACATGTGTGCATGTTGGATCCGAATTACACTCTTTACGACAATCCTCTGTTTGTACAGTCTTATATATTCCATTTGTCTGTGGATAATAACTTCCATAATTCGCATATCGACTCGACGCAGAATACGCGGTAAGTTCCGATGGAACTTCTCGTAAATATTGTTTGGCGGGATTTTGATTTGCGTAAAATGTTTTGCCTAATTTGTTATCAACGTTCAATCCGTAAAACGTGGTATTTGCTACTGTCGACGCAAACAACTTAAGAATCATTGTCCCATCCTCACGTGTTAAAGCCAGCATTATTTTTTTATTAGAAGAAACCAACGGGTTTGAAACTGTAATTCTGTCTGAAACATTCAAAATATTCCTATTATATTGGTTCCACTCTCGGTTAGGCATAAAATTCATTGTTCGTATATTTGATGGAATTGTTGTTTTTGTGGAAGATGTGTTTGTAGTGTTTCTGTTTGAAAATTGGTTTGTTCTAATCAAACGAATTAAATCATAATGATTTTCCTGCACTTTTAATTGGTATACAGCAGTTGCAGCTCTATTTAATAGTGGATAATTACTCAAAAGAATGGGGGAACCAACTTGTGTATTATTTGAATAAGCAACCAAATTTCCAGCCGTATCCAACCCTACCGAATCGACGGATGGATCTAGAACCCAACTTTGTAGGGGGGTTATATTAATATTACCGGATTCTTTTCCGGTCTCCCATAATGCGTTATCAATTCCATAGTTTTCAATATTTCCTTCTGTGTATACTTTACAACTTTGGGTCTTGTCTTGGTCCTTTTTCAAAGAAAACACAACCTGTTTTTTCTTCTTATCTCTAAATATTGAATAAAAATCGGAAACCGTATTTGTTCCATCTGAAATTACGAATGGAAAAGCACTAATCGACGCAGTAACAATCATCTGTATACGAAATGGAATAAATACACCTTTTGCTAAATATATGGGTTTATTATATGCGTTTGTTATGCGGTATGAAGATTCGGCATTGTTCTGAATCCACGCAATCGTAAATTTCATTGCTTCTCTAAATTCAGGTTTAATATTCAATGCATAGTTTCCGGAAACAGGCACCACCATGTATCCAAATAACTCAATCGATAAGGGTGTATCTACATCCGTTATTAGTGTTTTTAAATCATAGTCAATCGTTTCTGCGCTTTCGTCTAAAAAATAATCAACGTCAATCAATCCTTGATTTTCCATTCGCCCTTCAACCACCGTCATCTCCAAAATACCTTTTTTATAATTACTTGATGCAGAATAATCTGGCTTATTGATTTGATTATACAATGAGGTTGCGTTCAATTTACAGCTATTTATGTTTTGATTTCCAGGAATTTCCAGGGTTGACTTAAAATTGATTTTGTTTATATCATTAATTGCCCCAATTTCATAACTGGAGGCTTCATTCAGATTAAAAAAATTTACAAACCTATAATTTGGGTCATTGGTTTCGGCAAATTCATTCAGTTTATTTAGATTATTAATATTCACTTCTGCTTGCGTCTTCGCCATTCAATGATATATTATACTATATTATATCATTTTTATTTACCTACTCAATTTTCACAAAAACAAAATAAAGTACCGAAGTCGCTAAAGCCGTCCATAATATTGTGGTATATGCGGCAGTGTCGTGTTTAATATTATGATCTGCGGGAATTCCTTCTTTTGCCTTTAGTATCTCCTGCATTTTCATGTCTAAATCGGATCGGAGTGTTTCTATTTGGGCAGCGGTCGTTTTGATTGATGTGTGATTATTATTAAAACTTGCATCTGTTATTTTGGGAGTTGTTGAACCAATTACACCAATTTGAGTGTTCAAAGCTGATATTGCGGTATTCAATTCACTTCTTGCAGCATTTACATCGGCGATTGAGTATTTTGTTGTTGTTCCGGGTTTAATAGTTTCAGACAAATAACCATAATAAACTTGATTAAATACGTTTATTTTTTCAACCAAACTGTTTTCTAAGTCCATTGCGCTTGTACCTTGTGATCCACCCGGCAAATTTGGATCGGAAAAAACAGTATATCCTTCTAAAATGGATGATTTAAAACCGGTGAATCCTTCGACTTTTGACCCAATGTTTTGAAATCCAAGTTTTAATACAGAATTATTTGTCGATGTCGGCAATATACCATCCAAGGCTGCTTGTGATGATTTTGCTGATTCTTTTGCGTTATATGCGCTCATGCTTGCGTCTATAGCATACCCTAATACATTTTTCTCAATCTCTCGCATTTCAATAATTTTTGCGCCAATTTCATTTTTAATAATGTTATTGCTATTTACATTGGCTTGTATATCGGTCGTTATATTAGCAAGTGATGTCGCTGCCGACACTGCTTTTGCTGCCGCGTCCTCTGCCTTTGATGTATTTGATGCTACTTCGCCTGATAATTTGGTTAATTGGTCGGTTGCGTCTGTAAATGCTTTTTTGTATTCTTCGGCTGTGCTGCTTACAGAATCGGACATCGTTATTGAAGCGTTTGAATATTTTTTAATTTTATCCAAATAACCCTGGACTTCTTTGAAATCTACGGGCAATGGTGTTTCTGCGGCGGCACTTATGGGTAATGGAACCTCGATGGATTGGGGTGTATTTGTATCCGAAGCAACAGCGGATGCCGTAGCAACGGATGCCGCAGCAATGGGTGCTGGAGTTGTGTTTCCAGATTTTTCATCCTTCTTTAATAGATCTTTTGCATAATTAACTCCTTTATTTGCTTCTTTCCCCACCGTTTTTATTGCATTGTTTGCTTGTTTTTTAAGGTTTTTTCCAATTTTGTTAATATTAAATTTAGCTCCTTCAACCACCGGTGTTCTATAATTAAATATAACAAATCCTATTAACACCATCACAACAATTATAATTTCGGTTCCATCCATCATCCTATATATTAGACCACGCAAAAACTTTGTTTATGCCTTCGACAAATAATTCATAAACCCAGTCAATAATACAATCCCTATTCCTAAATTAATTGTGCTCATATACACTTTGTTGTATCTGTCTTTCGAGTCTGATTCGCGTCCTTCTCCGGATTGCGATACTTTCAATTCAGTCAGTGTATCCACTGCCGCTTTGTATTCGTCGCAATCCGGTTGACCCGATGTGCATTTCGTATAAATTGCATCTGTATTTGAAAATCCTTCATAACGGTTATGAAAAATCTCGTAACTATCCATTTTATACATAACCAGTATAAAATGAATGCGTGCTAAAATAAAAAACAAAAGTTGTCGGTCTCCTTCCTAATTATACACAAATCCGGTAATAATTGGAAACCATAGATGTAGGGCTCTTTCGCTCGATTTTACAAACTTGGCCAGGACGCATCCCAATAATTAGTGCGACGGGGTCGAATCGCGACATCTCGGGAAGTTGCTGTAAATTCTTCAGGTTGAAATCCTTTTTCAGAACATCCACATCGCTGTTCGTCATAATGGTGTGGGGCGGCACCAATGTGTGTTTCAAAATGTTGCGCTGGAGTCGCTTGATATTATGAACCACCACGAAAATGCCGCGTTTATCATAGAGATATTTCAGGGTCGCGACCAGTGAATCGTTTGGCTCGTCATTAATAACAATCGCCAGTATATCCGTCGATTTCAACACGTCCTCCACCACGTATAACTCCTCAATCAGCTCTTCGATCGCCTTGATGCGAATTGCTTTCGACGAAAGCATGTATTTCACGTAAATCTTCGTATCGTCATATACCGTCTTGTCGTGGGCCTCCGTGGTGTGCGTAATCAACATGTCCAATTGATTGTTTGTCGCCATCGCGTCGACCTCGTTAATTGTGAAATCAACGTAGTCCTTCGTGTCGAATAGCAAATCACCGAGGATTTCTAAAATTGTCTTGCGCGAATTGTAAATCGTTAATATGTCTTTGTTTGTGAGTGTGTTTGCCATCTTCTAATATTTATATATATTCTTTTTATATTTGTTCTATATCTTTATTCATTATTCAATTTTATATCTTCTTCACAACGAAACTGACCTTTCCGTTTCCGAGTGTTTCCAATGCGTTGGAGCCCTCTTCTTGACTTGAGCCTCCTTGGCTTGTTCGGTTGATCATCGGCTTTGATAAAAATGAGTCAATGTCTGGTATAGCATTATTGACGGCAGGCTGCATATTTCCTGTGTTCTGCATTGTATTTCCATTAAGAGGCATTCCATTAAGAGGCATTCCGTTAAGAGGCATTCCGTTAAGAGGCATTCCGTTACCTCCGCCACTGGTTATAATCGGCTCGGTTTTGTTATTGTCTCCATTGACCAAATGGATGTTGATTGGAGGTGGTTGCTGAAACATGGGTTGCTGATGGCCTTGAGTCTGTCCTCCTCCGCCCATCGATGGCGGCGACATATCAGGAGACCGAGGATAATCTTCCGGAGACATTTGATATAGTTCGGTTGTCTTTTGTAAATCGGCTCTATTCACCACGCGTATTAAATCATTTGGATTGAAATATCCGGTCGAATTAAATCCCGTCAGATCATTGGTTTGAATTGTAACAAATTTACCGTCTTCGTGCTCATTGGTTATTTTCCAAAGTCGATTATTCTTATATGGGTCGCCATTGAACATCACAATATCACCCGTTTTTAATACTTGGGTCGGTTTATCCAATTCCGAGAATTCTTTCGCCAAAAATAATTTATCTTCCGGATCCCATACCTTTTCTGTCTCCTGGAATCTCTGATGGAATATTCGCGCCTTTTCCATTTCTTCTTGATAATCCAACACCGCTTCTGGTTCTTTTGCGTCTTCGCTCGTGATTTCCTTTGTTACCAGTTTTGACGGTAGATTTTTGAGAGCACGGTCAGTAATATTGACCACTTCAAATGGCTCGGTCGCGCTTCCATGCGTAAGCAACGATATGTTCTTGGAAAACTTCATATTGTCGAATTGGTTGATGTTGTCTTCCGTGATAATACACATCTTAATATTGATTGCCTGCAATTCCTGCATCAGCAATTTAAACACATACGGCACTTTCACAATACTGAAACTGCGGCCATATTTGGTAATGTGCTCCACGTTCATGGATTTCCCATCCAGCGAATCCACGAATTTCAACGGACCATCCGCCAAGGGACTCATAAACAGATTCTTCTGTGGATTATACACCGCAATTGCGCCCGTCTTATTACAAACCGCCATATGGAAGACGTCACCACGGGTAAGCATCGCGTCTTGTAAAAACGCCACCGCACCATGTGAAATAACCGAGTCGCGCTCCATCTCACCAATGCGCAAACCACCATCATTTGCTCTGCCGCCAACTGGCTGTCTCGTCAGTTGGGTTCGCGGTCCCTGGGCTCTGAAATTCACCTTGTCTTTCACCATGTGTTTCAAGCGTAAATAGTAATTTGGACCAAAGAATATTTCAGATTCTATTTGCTCGCCGGTCATTCCGTTGTATAACAGCTCGTTTCCGGATGAATGATACCCGGATTTTGTGAGCATCTTTCCGAATGCGCCAATTTGGGTTCCATCCGAAGCAAACGCCGTGCAGTCCCCGTGGAAGCCTTGAAACAAACACGCCTTTCCAACCACACACTCGATTAGCTGTCCAATCGTCATACGCGACGGTATTGCGTGTGGATTTATAATGAGGTCAGGACGAATACCGTCCTTGGTAAAAGGCATATCACGCTCAGGGATGATTTGTCCAATGGTTCCCTTCTGTCCCGATCGCGACGCCATCTTGTCGCCGATTGCCGGAATGCGTTCTTCCCTGATGCGTACTTTGGCGATCCGTGTTCCCTCCTCACCCTCCGTAATAAATGCCTTGTCCACAATACCGAGCTGCCCTTTCTTCGTGGTTTTCGATTGGTCTACAATATAGTCCTCGCCGGAAGATGTCGATGCACATCCAATAATAACGGTCTCATCGTTAATTTCGGTTCCCTCTTGAACCAGACCAAATTCATCAAGTTTACTATAGTCATACCCGGTTTTTGTTCCAATCACGTCCTTGGCCGATTTTTCAATATTCATTATTTTTTTCTCGGTAATTATGCCGCCGCCGGATTTGTCCTTTTCCTCGTGTGTTTCATATACCGAATAATACGTAGTTCTAAAAAGGCCGCGTTTCAATGCGCCTTCATTCACCAAGATCGCGTCCTCTACGTTGTATCCGGTGTAACACATGATCGCCACAATCACGTTTTCTCCGTAATAGTTTTCCTCACCATTAATGAACTCCATATATCTGGATTTGACTAGTGGTTTCTGACCCTGGTTCAAAATAAGCGCGGTCTTATCCATGCGCATAGTATAATTGGTGTGATACATGGAAATCGCCTGTTTGCTTTGACCACACGAGAAAGAATTACGGGTTGCGGGGTTGTGCTGGGGGAATATAATCTGATTACACATCATTCCAAAAATGAGCGACTCGTGGATTTCACAATGCGTGTATGTGGTGGCCTTTGTTTTTACTAATGATGTAGATGACGCTGTATCAATTTGTTTGGTCGGTTTTAACCGTATCAGCGCCAATTCCTCCTCATTCACATCCAAATAGTCGATGATTCCCTTCTTGTCTATGAATCGTTGTATCTTCAGCGGATTGGTTTCGGTGCTAATTCCCTCATAAACCTCGTGTAATTTATAAAATCGGTCATAATTAATCTGGTCTCTATGTTCAGATCGTCTATTATTGAATCCAGACAACAAATTATTCCATTTGAAATCCTTCTCCAACAAGTCCGTCTCAAACGACATCTTTTTCGTCAAATCGTCATAGTAAAACACCGGGCGACATACACGACCACCATCCGTGAAAATTACAATCGTGTTCTGGCGAATATCAAAGCTGATACTGATGTATTGCGGAATAAGACCATTGCGACGAAATAGCTTCACTTTACTGACGGCAACGAACGCATCCGCCACGCTTCCCGCCCAGAACCCGTTTATGATGACTTTGGTCATGGTCGCCAAATTGGTGTATCCGCATTCTTCCACCAATTTCATATTCAGTTCTTCACGCATCCATTTAATCATCGGTTCGCGCGAAATGCTGCGAGTAATATAAGCAAACATACTGAGATGTTTGTGGAGACCAATGTTTCCGCCATCGGGGGTGTCGATGGGATCAAAAATACCCCATTGCGACCCATTCAGAACACGCGGTGCAACCAGTTTCGATCCCGTGTCCATCTGCAGATTCGTCTTTCTCAAATGACTCAGGGCCGAATTGAACGAGAGGCGATTCAAATCCTGAACAACACCCACTTTTTTGGTGTGTGCATACGCGCCCCAATTTCCTTTAAATGCCTTTCTGAACCCAGCCTCTAGATCGCGGTCTTTTAAAACCAATTTATAATTAGCCAAAATTAATCCCATCATATCTGCCTCATATAATCCCTTGTTCCTATACATAATCTTCTCGAAATCCACGTAAATGCGTTTGGTCTGTATCTTGTAGTATTCACGGAACAACTGATACAATAGACTTCCCACCAATTCGATGCGCTTATAGCGGAAACTGTCGCGGTCAATCGGCGGTTCCATCCCGTTATACGCCGAAATCAATTTGAACGTCATGTATCCCAAGAAATATGCCTTCTGGACAAAATTCGTCTCTCCAATATGGGGGAGGAAATAGTCCGTCAATATGTGGATCGCGTTATCGGTGGTCTTGGTCTTGGTCAGCTCGGCGATGAATTGGAGGGCATTCACCTGGGTGTCGATTGGACCCGCGTCGTGAATTGAGGGAATGAAGAAATCCATTAGATTCTCATATTTGTCCAAATCTAGGAGACACGTAGTCACGATGTCTTTGTCGGAAATGACGCCGAGTGCCCGGAACAAAATGAATAGAGGCACGGGTTTTCGGACGTTGGGGATATTTACGACAATGTTCATGTTTGAGAATCGGCCGGTGGGGGCCAGCAAATCAACACTAAGCGACCGAATTGGTTTAGATGTGTTTTCACTCACACTTTTGATTTCGGCGGTGAACATGATGGCTTCGTCGTTTGCTTTGCCGACGCGCAAAATGTTGTCGCCGAATTTCTCTTGGGGGACGACAGTCTTTTCTTTGCCGTCAATGATGAAATATCCACCGGGGTCGTTGCGGCACTCGCCTACGTTGAATCGCGCTTCGCGCGGCATCCCGCCCAATATACAAAAATCAGACTGAACCATTATCGGGAAGCGTCCTAAAAACTGTTTTTCCAATGTATAGTTGCGGGTCTGGGTGTGCCTGCGGTCGATGGATTTCTCGACGGCCTCTTTACGGCGAGCCATCTCATTTGCGGTGGTTTTGGCTCCTCCTTTTAATATTCCTCCTTCTTTTTCGTCTCTTTCTTCCTTCTCAATGTATTCTTTATCGTACACAACGGATTCCGGCGCCAAATCACGGTCAGCAAGCGCATTTCCACCTTGTTTGAAATTTGCGTATCGTTTTTTAGGCGGATTCGGGTCGACGGTGTCTTCGCCCATTTCCGTCTCAATCGGTCGCGGCTCCTCGTTTTCGTCCAACACATCAATCACCTCTATATCAATATCATAATGAATCGTCATGGCGTAGGTCATATTTCGCAAGCGCGCTTCATTGGGGAACATATAATGAGGGTCTGCATCATAGATAACCGGCTTTGCAAAATATAATTTGTCGCCATTTTTGCCGCCGATATAGAGGTTGCATTTAGAACGGTATTCGCCGGTTTTCTCGTCCAAACGCGAAACTAGGGTAATGGGGTTTTTCTCCTTGACGATTTTATAAATGTCGTTTTTGTAAAAATCATTATACGACTCGATGTGATGTCTTACTAAACTTTGTGGATTATCTGCGTAATGACTTTCTATTATTTTCCAGATTGTTGATTCATCCATCTTATACATTACATAAATATTCTTTTTTACATTGTTTTTATTCATCAAGTTTAGCAAAATAAATCTAATAAATAGATATACAACCCAATGTCTGACTTTATGGAATCTGTGTTTGGCCCTCTATCCGGCGAATATTGCTACTACTTTTATTTCCTCTCGATTTTCATGTTTTTCTGGTTTATGGTTGCCCTGATTGGTGGGTTTGCAACTGGAATTCTCCAACGTAAGGGATTCATGTTCTTTTTGGCGGTTGCCGGAGGTTCATTGACCTATTTTTTTCTTTATTTCGTGAATCGTCTTATGTATTCGGTTTGCGCTAAGGCGCTTTAAAGGCGCTTTAAAGGTTCCGCTTCACTAAGGCCGACCAAAAGGCGCTTTAAAGGTTCCGCTTCACTAAGGCCGACCAAAAGACGCTTTAAAGGCTCAAACTTTGCTTATGTCCTCTACATATTTAGATAAATATTCACATAATAATTATCTAAAATTTACACGCTCAAGTAAAACACCAGCAGATAGCACAAAATAGCTAAAACAATCGACACAACCCAAATGGGAATAACGGTCTTTTGCTTGTATCCTATGCCGAACTGTCTGAACCCGCCCTTCTCGTTGTATATAAGTGACGGTTTGAAAAAATGGATTGCGGCAAAAATTACCAGAAAAAACAAGATGGACACCGATAGTCGATTTGTTCTGAATATTTTTTTATCTACAAACATGCGCTTTATACTATATTATATATTTTTTTATTACATTTCACTAATCATGCGACAGACATCGCATTCACATTCCACGCATTTCCCCTCGGTTTCGAGATACGCGGGGGGTTTCACAAATATCTCCGGTTTTTGGTTTGTCCACGGCTTTTCGTCGTCAGCAAGAATGGCCGGCCATTCGATCGGCTTTTCTTTTCCATTTACAAAGATTTTCTGAGTTCCATTGTATAAATTCTGTCCCAAATCACGCAGCTCCTCGATTGTTCTCGCCTTGTGTTTTTTATAATTGAGCTCCGCGAGCCAAACAAAGTATTCTTTCCCGTCAAACACGCCGTTTCCGGCATACGTCTTCTCCCAATACACCGTGTTGTTTTTGGATTTCATGAAATAATATTTATGAGATGACGGAAACGCCATATCATAAATTAGGGTCGGCTCCTTTGTGTCGGCCGTTTTGAAATACATTTGATTTTGATGATTCATCTTTTGTTTTATTGGTTTTGATTTTGGTTTTGATTTTAATAAATTGGTATATTCAATTTTATTCGTCGCGATCTTCTTGGTAATACACGCCATCCATGTAGTCTTCATCCAATCCGTCAATGTTGTTTTCTTCATCTTCCGCCTCGCGTTCTGCCTCTGCGTTCGGATCATAGTCATTGTTCTCCGGATCAACCTCCTCTGGTTGGTCTTCACGTACTGCGTATAAATCCCCCTCTTCCGCCTTTTCTGAATCGTAGAGGTTCTGGTCATATTTATAAACACCCTTTTGTTCGCCCAAATTCCAGCGCCCCATTTTGTAGGCTTTCAAAATGTTTTCGACGCGGCGTTCTTCAATCGTCATATTTTTCAAATAATCGGTGATGGTCGCTTTCTCGCGTTTGCTCTCGTTATACGATTTGTCCAAAAGGTCTTCATATGGTTTGTCCACCGTTTTCTTATTCAGCATATCCATCTCTATCATGATAATCAATAAATCGCACACACGCTGTCTGAATTCCATTCGGTTTCCAGATGATATATCGACTTCATCCGGGTATTCGCTGAGGTCATCTTCTTCGTCTGCCGTTCCAATAACCACATCGTCATCCGCCTTTTTCATATTCTTGCGCATATTTCTCACTTCCTCCATATCCAATTTCAAATACTCATCCGTATCGCTTCCTGTGACCAACTCATACAGAACTGAGTAATAGCAGTAAGAGTGTAGTAAATAAAGCGCTTCCTTGTCGAACAACAAATAATAGAGCTTGTCTTCATTGATGAACGCTGTGAATACCGGGATATAATTCAAAAACAGGTTCAAATCCACTAATTTCATATTAACGTCTCTGAAAAAACGGCAAATCAGGTTGTCCTTCACATATGAGTGCAGTTTATCAAAATACTTATCAATGTGTCCCTGTAACACTTTAATGTGCTTTTCCGACAAATCCCAATGTTTTGATGCCTCTACTTTCCGGGTTCCGTGCTCGGAATTGGTTATTATCGCAGGCACTGTCTTCGTTATCATAAATACGGCGTTCTTAATATACTGAATCACCTTATATTGTCCCTCGTCCGTGTATACACCGGGTTTCATATTGGTATCGCAAGTCCATGTGGTGAGATTTTCTAAAAACGCGCCGATTCTTGCTTTTTCCGCCAATGTACGCGTCGTGCCGAATTCGTTAATATATCCCATTATTTCCGTCCTCATCTGACGGTTCGCGCGAGACAAATGTTTCTTCATCTTTTCCATGGTTACCAAATCTTTGTCCACAGGGCGGTTTATATCAAACTTATCCAAAATGATTTTCAAATAGTCAGTTAATTTTGGCTCTATTACTGGTGTCTCGCTTGCGCTCAGGCGCGCGACCAAATCCGAAAAAGCCCGTGTATATTGGATATCTGTTGCGCTGGTGCTGATTCCATGTATGGTATTGCGTTTCGCCACAATTTGCATCAATTGTTTGAGCGAATCTATGTCGAATTTCTTACCCAATTTCTTCAAATGGTCGATTGTCTGATTCAGATCCCACTGCGACTGCATTCCACCCGGTTTTTCCTGGAAAAATATACGCATATCATCAGGAACCAGGCTCTGTTTGCTCAACAATTTACAATAATGAATAAAGGCGGTGTATATGTTTTCTTCGCTTATGTAATTGCTTGTCGATAAAAGAGACATTGTTCTTGTACCGGGAGAAATGTAGGCGGCGCGAGACATCATTTTGATTTCGTCCATGATGGCGCTGTTTTTTCGAATAAAATCCAGGTATTTCTCGATATTCGGGTTCTTATTAATGAAGAATTGAATCGACGCTTTTTGTTCCTTCTCTTCGCAGCATGCGTTCTCCAAAAATATGATAGTACCGGCTTTCAACAGCGCCTCTTTGCCTTCCTCTACAATTTTATTCACCGATTCAACCACTGCATAAGAATATTGAATAATCTTATTGTAAATAACACCGAGTTGCGCGTGCTGGTTTTTGTGGCCCGATTTAAAAGATATGGCGAGTTCGTCTTTGAACTCCTCCGACACGGTTTTCAGCGATTTCACAATGGAAAACGGCACAATGGGGGGTTGAAATGCGCGCCATTTACTTACATTATGGACTTCGGGAACGGCATCATCCGGAAACAAAATCAAATATGTCTTCTTTTTCGAATAAAGTTCCTCTATTTCGGGCTCTTTCAAAATCTTACCCACATATTCGAGAAGACGTTTCATGATTCCGTCGCGTTTCAAATGTTTGATGCTATTCCACGGCTCCACATTGCCGATAATCTTCTGAATCACACAAGACATATATTTAAGACCCGGTGTGTATTCCATACCGCCGTCCAGCGGATATCCGCCAAAACTGAAAACGCACCCAGGGAAGGTCTTGCTCGGTTTAAATGATGGTATCATTGTTTGGATAGCGACAAATGTGGTCGCGGCCGAGAAAAACACGATGTTTTGATTTTTATAGGTAGGATACGAGGGTATAGAAACATTCTTCTTTGCATTCAACTCTTCAATCTTCTTATATTTTTCAGGAGAATAGAGGTTTGCATTCAGTAGTCGAATTGCGTTTGAAAGTATTACTCCTTCAATCGGCTCTAAATCGATGTGCATGTATCCGCAGAGCGCACGTGAAATATTATACACGGTTTGAGTCAATTCATTCTCAAATACTTTAAAGGATTTGTCCGCGGTCGTATAACTCATTTCGCCGATTTCATCATTAATCGCGTCTTTCAATGCGTCGCCTGCCGCCTGTCCCATCACTTCATGCGAGACGATTTTGAAACCGGCGTCATTATACTCATCGACCGCCATGAAATCAATGGATTTGATTTTATAACCCGTGTTTTTGTCCACGATGGATTCGCCGTCGTCGCTGAGGCGACCAATACGACTACACACCAGTTCCAATTCGTGACCGTAGTCGGCGCCAATGCTGTATTTGAGCGCCAATTCATAAATAAATCGCGGCAACAATTTGGTATCTGTATCCACACAATAGAGCCAATACGGTAACTCTTTTGAATAATCATTTACAACGGCGTCTCGGCAAAACCGGTCGCGAAATACCAAAATGTCGCTCTGTTGTTTTGCGAAATCAGACTGCTCCAAAATCAGGTCTCTGAGCACCTCATAGGGAGACACCACAAAATCCAATTTAACCGCGTGTTTGCCCAGATTTCTCGCATAAAAATCATATTGCTCGACTCGGCTGTCGGCTAACCAGATTTTCTTTTTCAACAAATCCACGTAATAGAGGGCACGCGCTTTCATATCTGCCTCCAAATCCTCCATCGTTTTTTCGATTGTCGCCAGGTCGTATTCTTTCATCGCCTGTTTTTGCGCGATTTTCTTCATATGGCTGAAACTGTCGTCTTTGGACAGGCACTCTTTCTTATCAACCACACATTTGTCGTCACTATAACATAGGGTGTCGTTATTAAGCAATTCGGGCTCATCCGAGTGCGTCCAGTTACCGCGCTTTCTAATATAATAGCTCACTTTCTTCTTTGCATCCGCCTCAATCTCCACACTGCGCTTCTCCTTTGCCGTCAAATCCTCTTCGGTAAACGCTTTTTCCAATTTGGGATACTCTACCAGCATCGCATAGTTGCCGTCGGACACCTTCTTCTTGCCCGCAATGAGGGTCTTAACCAAGTCGTCCACTGTTGCCGGATTCGCATCGTGTTTTTCCAACAAATTTGCCTTCAAATACGGCGCAAAATCTTCGGCCAACATTTTTTTGCGATCTTCCGCATACTTCGCTACCATTGCATACGGCGTATTATCATATTCCTTGTCGAAATAGATGTCCTCGCTGATATCATTGTCCTTTTGTAAATCACGGATCGAGGTGTATTTTTTCGCAACCACATGGGTCACGCAGGTTTTGCTGCTGGATTTGATTGCGCCGTCTTCCGCAACCGTTATGAGTGTAGATAAATTGGGGGTATATAGAGGCGACATCAAAAGCGAGACCATGGCCGAATACGCAGTTCCATTGTCTTTCACCAAAACCGAGTTCAATAGTTCAGATGACGATTTATATTGTTTTTGGTTTTTATAACTGTCATCATTATCCAATTTGTATCGCGTCGCCACCATTTTCAAATATTCATCATTAAATACGAAGATTTTATACATAGGATTCAAAGCAAAACTGCCCGAGTCATCGTAGCGTTTTGAAGCCATCGCCTCATATTTCTTGCGGTTTTCCTCCATGGACGTCTTATAAACATTAATGAGTTCCTTGATATACGTGCGTATTTCCTGGTATGGCCCACCACGGCCACTCATTAATTCAACCGCGTCTTCATTGATTTTTAACCCTCGGGTCCGACCCGTATAGGTGATGTTGTCTGCGGAAAGGCGAAACGGTTCAAAGTATTGAATTGCCTCCTTGAAATTGTAGGCAGTGACGCGACCACGCAACAATTGAATAAGCATTCGAGTGTTTGGAATCACCGCATTCAAGAGGCTATGAAAATCAATGTTTTCTTCTTTTAACAATTTCTGGGAAATATCGTAGTCAATCGCCGAGTCCAAAAATTTGATGGTCTTCTTTTGGACGAAATCCACAAAATTTTTCGCCGCCTCGGTTTCGTAAAATACCTCTTCTTCCAAATCCTCTATCATCTTGGTTTGAAAAGACATATTTTTATTGAGTAATTTAAAATGATACAACCAATTGTGACTGAGACTCGTCTTGTT